GTTCAAGTTCAAATTGTTCCATTTGTGTCCTTTAGTAGGTGAACTCGCCTGACATTCCTGCCACCGAGTAGTCTGTGACTCGCTTCTCAAAGAAGTTAGCCAGAGAGCTTCCGTTGTTTAGTTCATCCATCCACGGTAGTGGGTTCTCGGAACAGTTAAAATTAGGCTTTAGCCCTAAGCGAGTTAGCCGCCTGTCCGCAATGTACTCAATGTAGCTTTTAACATCGCTTTGTGGTAGATTAAGCGGCTGGTAAGTACCGAATGCAAAATCAACAAATGCCTGCTCAAGGCGTACAATCTCTCTCGCCATGTTGTAAATTTGTAACTTAAAGTTGTCGTTAATTTCATTAGGGTTTTCTTTGCACCAAGTGCGGAATAGCCAAGAGTTACCCTCTACGTGCAGGGACTCGTCTCGTAGCGACCATTCGTTGATCGTACACATACCCATGTACCTGCCACGTCGCTCAAAGTTCTTAAGCATAGCAAAGCTACCAAACAAAGAGATACCCTCTAGCAAGATGCCCTTAGCCAGAGCCAAGCCAAAGTTGCCGTTGGACTTGGTGACCGCCATGTACTCGTCCTTAGCCAGCGTCTCTTTGTGTTTTAAGAAGTCGGTGTAGTAACTATCTGAGAACCCAAGGCTCTCGTTTAGATGGGCATAGCCCTCTTGGTGGATAAACTCACGAGCCATAAAGCTTGTAAGCATTCCACGAATCTCATTGTTCTGGATTGAATTGATCAGTGGTAAATAACCAGCAGCTACATTAAAATCGCTCTGTGTAAAGATAGAGAGAATGTTTTTAATATACTCTTGCTCTTCTGGCGTTGCGGATTTGTAATCTTCTAAATCCTTAGTCATCTCAACCTCTTTCACAATCCAATGAATGTCTTCGGATTGCAGTCGGTACTCCTCGGCTTGAGGGTACTTAAGAGGTTTGTATGTTGTGCTTCTTTCAAATAAGCTCATTCGTCAACCTTGTTTAAATTGTTTTTTGACATAGCCCCATTGGTACGTTTAATTTCAAAGTACCAAAGGAGCTGTAGTATAAAGTTGAAGAGCGCACCTAGCGCCCCCAAGTACAGAATTACTTCCATCAGCCCTGACAAGCTATACACTCGTTTAAGTCCCCCTGTACCCCGTCTTGCAGTGCGTCTCGTTTAATCTCTACGTTGACTTTCTCAGTCTTCGTACTTGACTCAGTCCGCAGGTAATACAAACCTTTGAGCGGTACGCCTAAGTCATCAGCCTGTCTGAACGCTCTGCGGTGTACCATGTTGACATAGCTCTTGTCGATGCCAGCAGGGAAGAACAGATTAACGGACTGGCCTTGACAGATGTAAACCTGTCTTGCTCGTGCGTGTTCTACTACCCAACGCTGATCAATCTCAAACGCTGTCTTAAATACTTCCTTGTCGCTGTCAGCCAAGAAGTCCAAGTGAGCTACAGAACCCTCGTTCGCCATGATCGACTTCCAGACTGTGTCGTTGTTGTATCCCAAAGTTGTCAGCAATTTTTCAAGAGCTGGGTTCTTTACCAAGTGACTGCCTACTCGTGTCTTATGCGTGTAGCAGTTAGATGCTCGTGGCTCGATACTAGGCGAGACCCCAAGGATAACGCTGCTGTTAGCATTTGGTGCAATTGCCAGTAGGTGTAGGTTACGAACTTCATAGCCCTCACCATCAGGTGCCTCGCCTCGTGTAATCGCCAACTCTCGTGTTGCCTCCATTGCCTTAGACTTAATGTTCTTAAACATCGCCTTGTTAATACTGATTGAGATGCTGGCCTCAAACGGTACGTTGTGTTGCATCAAGTAGTCGTGAAAGCCCATAGCACCTAAGCCCAAAGACCGCTCACGTTCTGCTGAATACTTAGCCTTAGACAATTCGTCAGGGGCATTGTCAATAAAGAATTGAAGCACGTTGTCAAGCATTTCAATTAAGTCGCCAATAAAATAATTGTCAAACTCCCACTCGTCAAACTTGGCTAGGTTTACGCTAGACAAACAACAAACGGCTGTACGGTCTTCCGAGGTAGGCAAGTGAATTTCGTTGCACAAGTTGCTACCATTAATCTTAAGGTTCAGCCCTTTCAATGCAGGGTGCATCCGCTCGTTGGCCTCGTCAATGTAATTGATGTACGGCTCACCTGTACGGAAACGTGTTGTAATAATCTCTTCCCAAAGCTCACGGGCGCGCATGGTGTCTGTGATCTTACGTGTATGTGGGTCAATCAGAGACCACTCTAAGTCTTTCTCCACTGCGTACAAGAACGCCGTAGTGATGTTGATGCCGTGGTGCAGGTTCAGGTTCTTGCGGTTAAGGTCGCCAGACGGTGTACGCATCTTCATAAACTCTACAATCTCAGGATGCGAGATGTTCAAGTAGGCTGCGTAGCTACCACGACGGGTCTTGCCTTGACGGTAAGCAACCATGTCGGCATCCACTGTGTGTAAGAAACCGTTGACACCTGGCGTCTGGTCGCTTATAGCACGGACAGATGACCAGTGACCGCCTACGCCACCGCCCTTAACCGACAGCCACCGCTCTTCGGTAGTGTGGTCGCACAGCCCTTTAATGGTGTCTGGCACGTAGGTCAGGAAACAACTGATAGGCAGCCCCTTGACTTTCTCGCCAGCCGCTGGTGCGTTGCTCAGAATGGGCGAACTAAACATGAACCATTCTTTTTTAATATACTCTTGCAGTCGCTTACTATGGGCGGCATCCGAACCAAAGCAATCACAAGCACGTTTAAATGCCGCTTCGACCGTCTCGTTGGGTCGGCAGTAGTGTCGCTCTAGTAAGTCTTTTGCAAAATCAAGCATTGTTATAATCCTCTAAAATCATTTCTAAGTAATGGATGGCCTTACGAATATCTTCGGCTCCATTTTTTAATTTGTGTCGTGTTACGTATTTAATAACATTCGCTTCTCGATAGGGAATATTATTTTTTACAATGAAATCAACAGGTTGTATCACTAAGCTATAGTGACTTCCACCTACCTGTTTAGTTAGCGCAGTCTCCATGTCACATTCCCAGAGAGAGTTGGGGGTTATCGGATTCTTTAATAAATACGCCGCTGTCATTGAGGTATCCTTTCCTGTCCTTGATGTCTTCCCAAGCGGTAGACAAACACTCGTTCAGGCTCGTCCCCATTAGTCTGGCAATGATGGTAAGCACTACCATGCAATCGCCGATATCGTCACGGGTATCTCGTCCCTTAGCAATGTTGTCTGCCAGTTCGCCCATCTCGCTCACAAGCTTAAGAAACTGTTGTGAGGCCGTTGAGTTAGCGAGGATGCCACGTTCAGCAGCCCATCCCAGTACGCTAGTTTCAAGTGCGTTAATATCCGTCATATCTCTCCTTAATGGGTTTCTGCCCAAGTGTTTCCAATAGAAGCCGTACCGCGCAGTGGGATACGAAACTTCAAATACTTTGTTACATCATCAAAGGCTTCCTCTGCAAGCTTGGCTACCTCATCTGCTATCTCTTCGTCACATTCAATCTGCACCTCGTCGTGAACGTTAAGTACAAACTCGTAATTAGTACCTGCTGTAAACCTAGCCGACAAGCTGCGGTCTAAGAAAATCACATAGTACTTCATCACCAGTGCCCCTGCGCCTTGCAATAAGGTGTTCAAGGCACTGTGGGCTGACCGTATGTGGTAGGGGTTGCCATCTAGCGCTTTGAGCATACCAGTATCCTTGTACACCCTAGCAACCAGTTCGACCAAGCTCCGAATAGCTGGTAATTTTTTAAAGAATTTTTCTTTAAGCTTCTTACCGTCCTCTGCACTACCGCCCACAATCTCGCCAATCTTGCCATCACCTGCACCATAAAGAAACGCATAGATAAAAGTCTTAGCCGCGTCTCTAGTAGGTAGCCCCGCTGACTTTTGGTTCAGCGTATGGATATCTGTCCCGTCCTCTTTCTTGCCCTCGTCTACAGCCGTCGAGTATTGACCGCCATCGAACCTCGCCATGAAATGCGATAATGTCCTCAACTCCAAACCATCAGCGTCGCAGCCTACCAGTTTCTTGCCTTTTGGTACTCCGAATAACTCCCTAGCCTCGTGGCCTTTGTAAGCCCGTGAACTAGGCACCTGCGCCATGTTGGGGTTGCTGTGTGTGCATCTGCGAGATACAGCACCTAGTGTGTTTACCCTGCCATGAATCCGCTGGTCGCCCTTTACCATCTTAAGCCAAGCATTCTTACCCTCTGCTAATTGGCCTACCATCTTGGTCACGTTGAAGTAGTGAGCTAGGATTTTGCCCTCTGGAAAGTCAAGCTTTTCAAGAACCGATTCGTTGATAACTGGTTGCCCAGTCTCTGTGTGCTCGGTAGGCTTCCATCCGTATACCGACTTAAGCCACAAGGCAATGTGTTGTCTACTACTTGGATTGAAATAAATCTCTTTATAGTAGCCCCACTCATCTTTCTTATTCCGATGGCAGCCTAGTAGCTCTTGGTTTAGTAAGACCTGCGACTTGCTCCCGTCCTGCTTATACGGCTTAAGCGGGTACTCTTTACGAGTCCACTGCTTCAATGGTGTAAACACCTTAAACAGTGCCTGCTCTGCCTCCTCCACCTCGACCAACAGATCAACGTGTAGTTGCTTGGCTTTCGCTAAGTCAAACCAGACGCCGTACCGCTCCTGCCTGTGCATGATCTTTGCGAACTCTTGCTCCAACCATATAGCCTCGGCAGGCGTGTTGGCCTTAAGCAGCTTTTCATACAAAGCGTAGGTAACCTCGGTATCCTGTCGGCAATACTCAATCATCTCAGTCGTTAGAGTATGCCACTGGCTCTCTATCTCCCCCTTAAGCTTACGCAGTCTGTATCCCCAAGCTTTCAGGCTGTGACTCCCCTTTAATCTAGGGGGAATCGTTTTCCTATTAGCATCAGTAAGTGATATATTTGGATATACCAGTCTACTCAGGATAAGTGTGTCGTGCCTCCCGTTATACGTCCACTGTGGGTACAGCTTAAGTATGACGGGTATATCAAAGTTAATGATATTGTGCCCTACTAGCAGGTCGGCCTTGGACAGCAGTGCTAGTCCTTGCTCGATTGTCCCTGCGACCCCGTCCAAGGGTAGGGCGGCGTAAACTTCGGTGGGGGCAGCATCAACCTTAATAGATATGCAATGAATCTTTGTAGCTTCGTCATAAAGTCCATCCGTTTCAATATCAAAAATCGTTGTCATTAGTTGCTCCCGTTTGCTCAATCTCAAAGTCATCATCCATTTCATGGACAATGCCTGTGTCTCGATCATACCTAAAGCCTACTGTACGTCCTGTAGCACTACCGCTGAATCTATCCTTTAGGATACGAACCAAGCCTTTGTTGCGCTCGTTCTCATCTTCGTGCAGTGTGTTCCGTTCAATACCAAACATTGCGTATGACCACCTCATAATTGCCCGTGAGCCTGTGAACTGAGCCTGTTCAGTCTTTCCACCAGCCTCGTGACTAGCGCCTGATTTAGGCGGGTTCAAGTGAGATACTAATAGTACCCAAATGTCAAGCTCCCTCGCTATCCCTGCAACCTCTGCCATCAGCGCATCGAGATTCCGTCTCTCGTCTTGTGCATGGGCATTCAGCGCTGTCAAGTTATCGATATAGAATATGCGACAACCGTAGTTGTGGAACATATACCTTATCTTGTCGCTGATTGTAGTCCAGTCGTTACTGCCGAAATTATCGAACATAAACAATTGGTCTTGAAAACCACCGACAGTTTTTAGTAACTGCTCTTTGTTAATATCTGCGTTGGGCAAGTGGTAATGAACACCATCAACCTTACCCGCAGCCCTTAGCAATGTCTCCTTGGTGCTCTGCTCTAGCATGAATGTGGCTACTTTCCACCCCTGCTTTAGGTCAAAGGCAAGCTGGCTCATTACAAAGTCCGTCTTACCAATGCTCACACCTGCCCCGACCGTCACGACCTCACCGAACCTGCGTCCGTACAGGAGCTTTGTAAGCTTGCTGTAGTAGTAAGCAAATCCCATTTCGATAGGCTCGGCTACTGTGTCCAAAAGGTCAACAGGCGTTACGATATCGTCTGGCTTGTACTTCTCAGCGTTGTAAAAAGTATTTACGACACCTGCCTTACCTTTGTAAATCAGAACCTCGTTGGCATCTTTGTAGTCAGCATGGCGTATGATGCGTAACTTTTCAGCAGGCAAAATGTTTACACATTCTGAAACTGCTTTCCGACCAGGCTCGTCATTGTCAAACCAAAGGTAAATCTCCTCGTATCCTGCCAACCAGTCTAGGTGCTGAGAAATTTCTTTCTTAGCCGCGTTGCTCCCACCTTTAACACTAACCACTGGGTACTTGCCGTCAAAGGCTGTAGCTACTGACAAGCAATCAATCTCGCCCTCAGTAATCACAATCTTCTTACCACTATTGCCCCAAAGCTGCTGACCAAACATCAGCGCCTCTTTGCTGTCGCCAATAAACTTAAACGTCTTGTCTGGGTACCGTAGCTTTTGGGCTACAATCTCTTTGTCTTTGTTAAAGTAGTTTGCGACATGGCACAAAACACCTGAGTTGTCGTGGCCTAGGCCGTAGCGAAACTGCTTGGCAATGGTCTCAGGAACTTTTCGTTTGTTTAAGCCTTGGTACTCGTAGCTCAGTAAGCCCATTGGCTTGCCTTTGCGAGTAGTTCTGACGCTTTCGTCAGCGCCCTCTTCCTTGCTCCACTTAGAACAGGCAAAGCAAAATGAACTACCTGAAGAATAGACAGCCCTAGCGTCAGAGCTGCCACAATCATTGCAAGCACTATGATATAAAAACTCTCCGCTATCTGCCTGATCATTCGTCATCCTCGTTTCCTGTGTTTGAAATATATAAGAATGTCCGTTCTTTTAAAAGCCGCGCCTGCTCTA